CCGATCTCAGCCGATTCCCTCTATGTAGCCCACCAGCAAGCCGGTATGAGAATCATGAAAGCCAAGAACGATGTCCGTCCTGGCATATCCATGGTGAGCACCCTCTTCTCCATTGGCCACATTTTTATCAACAAAGACGAATGCCCGAACCTGGTGGCAGAGCTTGGCCTTTACCAGTGGGATGCCAAGAAAGGAGAAAAGGGCATAGAGGAACCAATTAAGCAGAATGACCACTCCTGTGATGCTATGCGTTATGGCATATTTACCACGACCAGCAAGTACGAGGTATTCGGGAGGGTATAAAATAAACCTTTACAAATAGTTATTCTTGTTATATAATATATACTAGTTAATATATAAGGGAGGACACACTTATGGCCAGCAAGGTTTTGGCTAACTTGTACTACATTGCCGTTGTGGTGGCCAACGACATGAAGCATGTACACACTCATGCAAAGGGCCATCGCTTCGACCGCATCCACTCCATCTGCAATGAGTACTACGAGCGAGCCAGCGAAGATGCCGACACTCTGGTTGAGCTGGCCATCGAGTACGACGAACCTGTCCAGAATGGTTCCATGGCAGCAAGCATTCTCAACTACCGGCCCACCAACCAGACCGAGTACGACTGGGACGGAGCGATGAACATCGTCCATGCTGCCCTGGATTACTACATTAAGGCTTTGGAGGAAGCACTCGGTACCTCTGTTGGCCTTGACCCCGATGTGGAAAACCTCCTCCAGGAATACCTGCGGTACTGGAAAAAGGAGAACAACTACAAGAATAAAGCACGAATGGAGGACATGGGAACCGATGAGTAAACGCAGAAGCAGGAAGCCGGCTCCGGTGGCTCCTCCTGGTAAGGTGACAGACCAGTTGCCTCCATCTATTCCGGAGCTGCCTGGCATCATCACTCAGAATGCTGATATTGTTGGCGTGAAGAGAATGATGGATGCCTACTCCAATCCACCGGCTAACCTCGGCATGGGAGCCAACAACTTGGCACAAACTTCCGGCTATATCATGGAACGGTTCACCTGGGACTATTGGACCCTCAATGTTCTGTTCCGTAATAATTGGATTGCCAAGGCCATCATCGAAAAGCCCGCCAACGAGATGATGAAGAACGGCTTTGAGATTCAGAGCCAGATTGACCCGGACCAAATCACCAAAATCATGCAGACCTGGACAAGGACCAAGAGCAAGGACAAATTCCTCAAGTGCCTCAAGTGGGCCCGCCTTTATGGTGGCTGCCTCCTGGTCCCGATGATTGCTAACCAGGGAGACCTGGCAGAGCCTTTGGACTTCGACACCATTATGCCGGATTCCTATAAAGGTTGTTTCACTGTTGATAGGTGGTCAGGAGTAAGTCCCTCTCTTGAGTTGGTTACCGATATTGAGGACCCTGACTTTGGCCAGCCTGCCTACTACATGGTATCGGACAATACAACCGGAAAGACATACAAGATTCATCACTCCAGAGTAGTCAAAATGATAGGCAGAGAGCTTCCATACTGGGAGGAAATTGCTGAAACATTTTGGGGTGCCTCTGAGCTGGAGCACGTGTTCACGGAACTCAAGAAGCGTGATGATACTTCGGCAAACATCTCGTTCTTGATTTTCCTGGCTAACATCAGAGTGTTCAAGATGGAGGGCCTCTCTCAGATGCTCACCTTGGGAGACCAGGAAGCAGCTCAGAAAGTATACGACACCATGAGGACCATGAACCACCTCATGTGCAATACCGGCACAATGGCTATGGACAAGGATGACGACTTTGCAGAGCACCAGTACAGCTTCACAGGAATCAATGATGTATACGAGTCGTTCATGTTGGACATCTCGGGTGCTGCAGAGATTCCTATTGACAAGCTCTTCGGTCGTTCTCCCACCGGCTTCAACTCTGGTGCTGAGACGCTGCAGAACTACTACGACACTATCCAGGAAAAGCAAGAGACCTACGTCCGTGGTCCTCTCGAAAAGCTCATGAAAATCATCACGATGTCTGCGCTGGGTGAGCTTCCTGACGATATGGAAATTGTGTTCAATCCTGTTAGAAGACCTGCTGACCTGGAGAAAGCTGACCTGGCTCAGAAGCAGTCCCAGCCGGTATTTGATGCCTACGCTGGTGGCCTGATTGATAAGTCCTCTGCCCTCCGTGAACTCAAGCAGCAGTCTCCCATGACTGGCCTCTGGACCAACATCACAGACGAGATGATTGACCAGGCCAAAGCTGAGGATGAAGAAAAGAAACGGCAGCGTGAGGAAGAAGAAAATGAACTCATGAAAGCTGCAATGCTAAGCGGAAAGGATGGTGGTCCTCGTGGGGCTTCTGAAGAAGTGGAAACAAAAGCGACTATTGACAAGGGCAATAAGCAGGCTGGATGATGACATCACCTGGTTCATAGAGTACGAGTCCCAGGGAAAGGAAGCTTCAATTGCCATTAAAGCAAGCAGCCAGAAAGAAGCCTTGGAACGGATGGCAAGCAGGATGGATACTACATACACGATAACATCAATCGCAGCTGTGTAGGGGTGGCAATATGAATTATGATAGTTTGTTTGCCATCCATCAGGGAGACCAATATGCAATAATTCTGGCAATTGAAGCAAACGGCGCCCCCATCCCTGTTGATAACGTTGAGCTTATCGAGTTTGCAATTGCAGGATTAATAAAGGTATATCCAACTGAGGTCACAAGGGATAGTGAAACTGGGGAGTTCTACTTTCCCATTAGTCAGCAGGAAACGTTCGGCATGTCGGGAATGCAAAAGTATCAGGTGCGAATTAAGTATACAACTGGAGCAGTCGTTGCTTCCCCTCAGCAGAACATAGACGTGCTGAACTCCATATCCAAGAAAATCATATAGGTGGTGTAGAAATGGCTTCTTTCTTTAATTTGTCTCTTGATACGCTGGCTCCTGCTGGTGTAACTCTGGCCATCAACAACGGCGCGTTGTACACAGCGTCTGCCGCAGTCAATCTGGCAGTTGATTGTTCTGATGCTAGTAAGACTGGGTATTCAATGAAAATTTGGGGCTCCATTGCAAATGCAGCTACTGAGGATGCTGCCATATGGGAAGCTTATTCGGCCAGCAAGCCCGTCAACTTGACAACTGGCGATGGACTAAAAACGGTATATGTCAAGGTGAGAGATGCTGTGTGGAACGAGTCCACTGCTGTATCCAAGACAATCACATTGAACACGGCTATTCCTGTTGTTACAATTGTTGGGCCTGATGTTTCTATCGTTTCTAAGGTTGCCGGCAAGGACACTTCCATTTTCAACTTCACCTCTGACCAGGATTTCGTCGAGTTTAAGGTTGGTATTGTTGAGGCTGACAATTCTGCACAAGGTACTGCGATCGTGATTCCTACAGCTGGTGGTTCTCTTAATACATCTGGAACTGGCAGCCATAGCAAGTCTGAGAATATTGAGGTTACAATCAATGGTAAAGACTTGCAAACTGCTGCAGGTGGTGCAGACGGAACCTTCATCATCAAGACGTTTGTCAAGAATGCGGCTGGGACATGGAGTGCTTAACGATGGGCATTCCAGATATAACATTCACTAACGATAGGACAATAATCTCGACCAAGTTTTCATGTACTGTAAAGTTTAAGGTAACTGAAAACTTCAGGGAATTTGAAGCTAGAGCGACTATTGCAGGCCAACCGTATGGACGAGGAATTGGCATATTACTTATGAACATGAGCATTGCTTCACCAAACTACTATCCTGCAAACACAGAATACACGTACATCATAACCGACCAGAATTTGACAAGTGGAGATGGCACTTACAGAATATCAATGTACGCCAAGAACACAGACGGTATCTGGTCAGACACAGTGGCATTTACATGGGATGGAACAAACGGCAATGGATGGGATGTTGGAACCTGGGTGTGAAAAAGTTCGTAAAAAGTGAAAGTTTCTGTTTACATTCTATAGTAAGTATGATATAATAATAATAGATAAAGGAAGAGCAAACCACACAGACAATCGAAAGGACGGTAACAAAATGTACAACTTCCATGAGCACGACCTCAAGAAGGCGGAGGAAGTCATGGCTTCCGAGCCTAAGCTCGAGACTGAAGGAAAGGAGGGTTAAGGATGGAAACGGTTTACCTGAACATCCAGCTTGACCCAAAGAAAGCCAAGCGTCAAGCCAAACGACAGTTCAAGCGGAAGTTCAATCTCATGGTAATCCGGATTCTCTTTGTTGTGTTCCTCGGCTTAATCCTCTTCGGTATGCTCAAGTCTGTGGCTCCCAAGACCACGGGCCTTGAGCCTATCAAGGGCAATACCATCGAGGTAACTAGAGGGAATAGAAAACTGGACCATGAAGAGCTACATTCAACTATGAAGCTAATCCCTCCAGAGGCTTCGATGGCGGAAACTGACAGCACGAGAACAGCCGAGTTCGTAGCTACGGCCTATTGTGGCTGTGAGAAATGCTGTGGTCGATGGGCCTCACTTCGAGGAGATGGTCCAGTAACCGGAGCTGCCGGGGTACCACTCATTGAGGGTGTGTCCGTAGCTGTAGACAACAGCCTTTACAAGTTCGGCACAGAGTTCACTGATGAGCAAGGCAATACTTACATAGCCGCTGATACTGGTTCTGCTATTGTTGGAAATCGAATCGACATATACTTCGAAGACCATGAAACAGCACACCAGTTTGGTAGACAAACAATTACATTAAGCTGGGAGGACTAGTATGAGCGTAAAGCTAACACTAGACAAAGCAATAAAAATAATTGACAGCAGCATAGAGGAATCCATTCGTTCTCAGCTTTTAAAATTGTCTGGCATGCCAAAAGGCTCAAAAGTATCTATAAGCAGAGAATCAGGCAAAAAGCTGATTGTAAAGGTTAGTAATGCTTCTTGGGGTGAAAATGAATTTTACGTTTATAATACAAAGACTGGAAAACTAACTGCAGACAAATAATGGGAGGTACTAAAATGGCTAAAGTTTACGATCCTATCTTGTGTATGATGGTGGACAAGCCGGCTACCAGGACCACTGATGCCAAGGGCGGAAAATATGAGATTTACGGTGATGTGGTGACACTGAAAAGTGTAACGCCTGCCACTGTCAAGTATGAGACGTCTAATGGTTTTGTTCAGACCATTGGCAGAAAAAAGTGGGACGAGCTTGCCAAAAAGGTCAACGATGCTATGGACAGCAAAACTATTGACAAGGCAATCAAAACCATTGATGCGAATGGTGAACCTCTGGTAAACCTGAAAACAGGTGTTACTGTTGGCTGGATTATTGACAAGGGCAAGCGTCTGGTAAAGAATTCCTACGGGAACGTCTACAAGGTGAGTGTTGGCGACCTTGCATGGCTCATAAGCAAGCAGTCTAAGGGTATCGTTCCCGAGGACGTCAAGGCTGTCGGAGAAAGAATGATTGACCTTGAGTAAAGTGAGGTAACCTATGGAATACGATGCCTGGCGTAGAGCACGGTCCATTGAAGAGGAGTTCCTAAACTCGCTTCGTTATGTTGTTGACCTCTTTGGTAAGATTTGCTCATTGTCTGGTGATGACCAGCAGGAATACGTCAGGCGGATGAACAACTTTCAAAACTCATTTGCCTATGAAAAGTTTATTTTCTCGGCAGTCCGCAGGATGGTCACTCCATTGGCAATGAGCAATTACAATACCTGGAGGAAGGCAGCAAGAGAACAGACCAAGTCAAAGCAAATATATCAGGCACTAATGCAGGAAATACAAGAAGGCCTACACAGTGACATTGAATCTCAGGTGCTGTCCAATGCAGCACTGATTCGGACACTCCCTAATGATGTTGCACAGAAAGTGGTACTTGATATTCGGGACTATACATTCACTGGCGAGAGAGCCACCACAATTGCAGAGCTGATACGAGACAAGACAGCTCAGCATGCCGGGGCTTCTGCCAGATTGATTGCAAGGACCGAGGTATCAAAGACCACTACTGCACTGACCAGAGCAAGGTCTGAGAACCTTGGACTGAAGTGGTACATCTGGAGGACAGCTCAGGACGGGGACCGAGTCAGAAAGAGCCACAGGATAATGGAGGGAGTGCTGGTACGTTGGGATAATCCTCCAAGTCCAGAAGCTCTTGTTGGAGAGAAGTCTGAGGGCAACTACCATGCCGGTGAGATATGGAACTGCAGATGCTATCCGGAACCTCTCATCGAGCTGGATGATATTCAATGGCCTGCTAAGGTATACCTAAACGGAGTAATCCGCACTATGGGAAGAAGGGAGTTTGAGCAAATTGCCTAACACTCGTAAAGTTCTTGACAAGGCTATCAAGGCGATGGATGCTGATGGTGGCAGAAAGCTCGTAAAAGAAAAGGGCGGTTACAAAATGTTCTTGAACGAGCATGGCAGATACGAAATTTGGTTCCCGGGCGACAAGTCTCCTCACATGATTTTAGACAAGCCGTCGGCCGAGTCCATTTTTTCTAAACTTGCCAAATAAGCAATTGGAGGAATGACCTATGGCCGATACGCCTGCAACCCCTGGTAAGGACGTAGTTTTCCCCAAGCCGAACATCCCGGACTGCTGGACCCCTGAGCCCGTCAAGGTGGTAACAGAGCCGGCACCCTAACAAGGAGGTGAAAGAAGATGGACCGTAATACGGCACAGCTTAACCAGGACTACGGTGTCCAGGTTGGCTCTATCGGTGGGATTCCTGTGATGGGGCCTGCTGCTGACCCGGCCAACGGAGATGCCTTCAACCTGGTGTATGATGGCACCAACAAGGTTTACACCCTCACCAAGGTCACAGCCTGAGCCAAAACTTTTTTCAGAAAATCACAAATAACTGTTTACATTTACTCTTGTTTGTGGTATAATAGTATCAGGTTAAGAGATAACCTAATATAACTTAAGTCAAGAAAGGCAGGCACACGGACATGGAGAAAAAGGTTAGAAGGAATCTGCAGTACACGGTGCAAAACCTGGGAGATGAGGTAATCATCTACACCAGGACCACCAAGGAGGAGAGCTTTGAGTTCTGTGTCAGCTTCCCGGTTGAGAAGTTTGACAATGGCAGAGCACCGTGCAAGCTCCCTTATGTCGGGCTGGACTTCGTGAACAAAATCATCGAGCTGGTCAACAAGGGCTACAAGCAGATTCCGTAACATTTGTTGAAAACCGGCCGGGGAACCCCACAACATTTCGCCATGGATTGACCTCCTTCGGCAAATGCTCCACCTTACATTCCCGGCCGGTTTTTATAAAAAGTCAATAGCAAGTTAGGTGGTGAACCAATGGCAGTGAAACAGTACTATGGTTCCAAAATCTCGGACAACATCACTCGACTTGACAATGGCTGCCTGATTTGCTTTAATGTTCCCATTGCTCGGACTGGTACATATCAGTATCTGAGAGAGGAACTTGGCCTTGACGGCACAGGGATTGTCACAGTGTACCGTGAGCCGAACGAGGTTTTCGACCTAAAGACAATCGCAAGCTTCAATGGCAAGGCCTTTACCGATACTCACCCCTCGGTCGATGTAACAGCTGATAACTGGAGCATCTACAGCAAGGGTGAGTTGACTGACGTAAGAAGAGGCAAAGGGACAATGAGTAATTTCCTTGTTGCTGATATTCTAGTCAGAGACCCTATTGTCATCAACGAAATCGAATCGGGTGCCAAGCGAGAAGTATCTGCCGGTTATGAGTGTGAGTACGTAGAACGGGATGGTAAGATTTACCAAACCGCAATCCGTGGTAACCATGTAGCACTTGTGCAGGCAGGCAGAGCAGGGTCAGCAGTTCGCATCAACGACGAGCAGACCCAACTACCTCTGAAGTATCGCAGGGTGAAGATTCTTAGCAAGGCGGTGAAGACCATTGCCGGCTATTGAGATAAAGCACGCAGATGAACACTACGAGCTCTTTGTTGATGGCAAGTTCTTTTGCAGCGGTGATACAATCTCCGAGTGCATCAAGGAGTATCATGACAGTCTCAAGGATAAGTAAATTAAGGAGGTAAGCAATATGTCCAAGATTCGTGTAGGCGATTCTGACCGGGTCCGCGGTGCTATCCGCGAGTTCCTGGAGAAGATGAAAGCCTGCGACGCCGCCATCCCTGAGGAGCTGGCCGAGGATGCTCTGGAGATGGCCGAGGAAGTCCGTGATGCTCTCTGCGCTGAGGTGGAGGACGAGGAGGCCGACGTCCTGGAAATCACCAAGGACCGCAAGGGCAAGGATGAGGAGGAAATCGAGGCCAAGATGGAGGACACCATGACCCGGGTCCTCATGAAGCACGGCCTCATCAAGGATTCCTCCATGCGGGCCCTGGACGAGCTCGAGGAAGAGCTCAAGGCCAAGGAGGCAGACGAGGACACCAACGTTCTGGATGCCGACGGCGAGGAAAAGGTCACTGTGGACCCTGAGAGTGTCAACGACTCCGGTGCTGCCGTCCGGGCTATGCTCCGTGAGATGAAGCCCATCATCGCCAGTGTGAAGGACTCCCGTGTACGGAAACGTTTGGTTGATTCTGTTGTCAAGGCGGCCCGCATGGCCACCAACGACAGCCAGTATGCTGGGATTCTGACCGCCACCAAGAAGAGTGCTCAGGACGCCATGAAGGACATTCGGCTCAAGACCGCTGACGCAGACACTGACTTCGGTATGTCTGTTGCCGAGCGGTTCAATCCCCACTACAAGAAGGAGGGCTAAGAGATGCCTGGTAAGACTATCGGTATCATGATGAATGCCGGCTATGCTGGGACCCAGTCCCGCACTGCTGATGCTATCATCCAGAATCGCATCGCTGATGGCGCCATTGCCTTCGGTCAGGCCGTTGTTCTGACGGCTGACAACAAGTGGAAGCTGGTGGCTACCGGCACCACTGCAGCCCAGGTGGCTGGCATCGCAGTCCGTGAGGTCGTTCAGGCCAACACGTTCAATCCTCAGTCCAACCCGGACTATCTGGATGCGACTCCCTGCGATGTCATGGTTCGCGGCAACTGCACTGTGAAGTGCCAGCGTGGTACTCCGGTTTCGGGTACTGCTGTTTATGTCCGTATCACCAAGAACGGCACCTACCCCGATGCAGTGGTGGGCGGCTTCGAGGCTACTGCGGACGGTGCCAACACCATTCAGGTCGACAACATCGAGTGGACCACCGGCGTTATGGACGCCAACAATATGACCGAGGTCACGGTGAAAACCCGGGCCAAGGGCTAAGAGGGAGGAAAAAGTAAATGCCTAACATCGTGACTGACGCTGCTGCCGGCGTGAGCTTCGGCACCAACAGTAATGTTCGCATGCTGTCCGATGCTTCCCTGGGCTCTGGCATTCGCACCATCGACGCCGCTGGTATCACTACCGGTATGGCTTTCCTGGAGGGCGAGCTCGAGAAGCGTGACCCCAAGATTCGTGAACCCCTGACCAGCGTGACATGGCCCCGTGACATCGTGGCTGAGACCGGCGGCGGCTGGGTGGACTTCACTTCCACTCTGAACGTCGACTACGCTACCTCTGGTGGCAATGACGGTTCCATTGTTGGTGGTGCGACTGACGTCATCAGCCTGGTTCAGGCCAATGTGAACAAGGACATCTACAAGGTTCTGACCTGGGCGCAGGGTATGAAAATCCCCTTCGTCGACAGCCAGAAGTACCAGACCATCGGCCGCTCCATCGACTCCATCCTGGACCGTGGCATCCGGCTGAACTACAACAAGTCCATCGACCAGCTCGTGTATCGTGGCTTCTCCTCCGTCGGCATGACCGGCCTGGTGAACGACCCGAACATCGTGTCTTCTGTTGCTCCCAATGGCGCTGCCGGTTCTCCCCTGTGGACCAGCAAGACCGTGGACGAGATTCTGTGGGACATCAACAAACTCCTGACCGAGGCCTGGGCGGCTTCCGAGTACGATGAGAGTGCCATCCCCAACCACCTGCTGTTGCCCCCCACCAAGTACTCCTACATCATGTCTACCCGTATCGGTACTTCCGGCGACGAGTCCATCCTGAGCTATGTGCAGAAGAACAACCTGGCCAAGAACCAGGGCCGTGACCTCTTCATCGCTCCCAGCCGCTGGTGTACCGGAGCTGGCACTGGCCAGACCGACCGCATGGTGGCCTACGTGAACGACAAGGACAAGCTGTACTTCGACCTGCCGGTTCCTCTGACCCGGGCGATGACCCAGCCTGTGGCCCTCCAGTTTGCGTATATCACCATCTACGCGGCTCAGATGGGCCAGGTCAAGTTTTTGTATTATCAGCCTGCGAGGTATATGGACGGTATCTGATGAAAAAGGGTTTTAAGTTTTCTGATGAAGAACGCAGAAAGATGTCAGAGAGAAGAAAGGGACTTCCTTCAAAGCTTAAGGGCAGGCATCTTTCTGAAGCCCATAAAATGAAAATATCAAGATCGCTTTCTGTAGCTTTAGTAGGCCACAAGCTGCCAGAAGAGACAAAAGAAAAAATTTCTAAAAGTGTAAGAAAAGCAATGCAGTCTGAGATAGTAAAAGAAAAATGCAGGCTTGGAGGCTTAATTGCTAATCAAGTTCATGGACCGTCAAAAATAGAGTTTAAGGTAAAAGAGCAGTTGGACAAGTATGGCGTGCTATACATTCATCAAAAGCCAATAGCAAACGGGCATTTTATCTTAGATTTTTGGTTGCCGGAATATCAGCTTGTAATTGAATGCAATGGAGACTACTGGCACAGCAAGCCAGACAAGATTGCAAGAGATAAAGAGCTAGAGAAATATGTGCTTTCAAAAGGAAAAGATATTTTATGGCTGTGGGAGCACGAAATAAATGATGAATGGTTCGATATAGCGGATTTTATAGAAGTATCTAAAGAAAGTTGAGGTCGAAACAGAATGGCTATTCGCATTTTCTCCAAAAAGGCTTTTGCCATCGGCCCGGGGGCCCAGCAGGGTAACCCCGAGGTCGAGAGCTTCATCACGGTACCTGGCGCGTTCCAGGATATGCCGGAGAAGTACAAGAATGACCCCACTTACCTGTTGGCTGTGAAGGCCGGGGACATCACTGTCGTCACTGGTTCCTCTGTTGAAAAGCAGATGGAAGAGGACAACGAGCAGGTCATCGACGACCAGGCTCACCAGACCGCTCTCCAGGCTTTCTACGAGGAGCTCAAGGTGATGGGCAAGGATGATGCCATCGCTCTGGGTGAGAAGTATGAGCTGAAGCCCAAGAACGGCGAGAAGATGGGCGCGTTCAAGAAACGCATCATGGAGGCCTACAAGCTGGCCCATCCCGAGGAAGTCGAGGACGGCGACAAGTCCGACGACAACACTAAGGAATAACTGAAAGGAGGAGCTCACAATGGCTTATGTCGACTTCTGGAGTATGCTTGGCTACACCAACAATGCTTGGATGATGATGGAGGTCTTTGGGGGCTCCTCCAACGTTATTCTCACAGACAACCCCGAATATACGCAGGCAATGTTCTCAGCCACGTTCCCTGTGTTCAAGATTGGCAACGCGGAAGGCTATATTCCGATTCCTGTTTTCAATCTCTTCAAGGCAATGGCTGATAAGGCAATCAAGCATGGCAGATACAAAGGACAGTGGGAGTACCTCATGGGCCTCTACATTGCTCACTATCTGACCTTGTATCTGCAGACCCAGAGCGGAACGCCCGGAGCTCAGGCAGCTCTCCAGGGAGCACTTCCCAGAGGGGTTGCACAGAGTAAATCTGTTGACGGTCTCAGCATTAGCTATGACTTCATGGACATGGCCAACGATTTGGCTGGTTACGGCACCTACAAGCTCACTGCGTATGGTCAGCAGCTGGCTACACTGACCAAAATGTATGGGCATGCAGGGATGTGGGTAAATGGCTAATCCGATTGTAACAGTAGTAGAAGCTGCCAATAATATGAAGCGGCTAACAAAAACACTGCGGTTCATGAAAGAGAATTACGTTCTGATTGGAATTCCTCAAAAGAAGACCAAGCGTGAGGGTGAGCCGGTTACAAATGCCGAGTTGCTTTTCATTCACACGTATGGCTCTCCCATTAACAACATCCCGGCACGACCTGTGATTGAGCCAGCAATCAAGGACGACAAGGAACGGCTCTCAAAGATGCTCAAAAGGTCAGCAGTACTTTCGCTGGAAGGCAAGGAAGAGGAAGCCGTCGAACAATTAAAGCTTACGGGTATGAGGGGCCAAAACATTTCAAGGGCTTGGTTTACAAGTCCAAAGAATGGGTGGCCTCCCAACTCGCCTTCAGTGGCAGCTGCAAAGCGCAAGAAAGGCTCTACAAATCCTATGCCGCTCATCGATACTGGTGAGCTAAGAAAGTCAATCATTTATGTAGTCGTAAAGAAAGGAGAGCGGGTCGAATGATTAACATCGGAGAACTCATCACTGACCCCGACTTCGCGCAGCCTGGTGGAGTTAACTTCATCCGGCGTAAATGTGACATAGTCAATCATCGGCCCTCTGTCACAGAAACAGTAATGAATGTCCCTGGTATAATCACGATTGCCAGTGATACTTCTGTTGAAAAGCTACCCGAGGCCGACCGTAGCACGGAGGACATTCACATCTTCACTCATGAGCAGTTGTTCACGACTGGCAGGAAAGATGATGTGGCGGTTAACGGCTATCTGTCAGACATCGTAATCTGGCAGGGAGTCAAATACATTGTCATGAAGTGCTTGGACGATGCTCAGTACGGCTTCTGCCGAAGCACAGCTACAAAGCTGGGACAGGATGTGATGTAGATGGCTCAGATTCTTCAGACAATCGATGAGCTTGAGCTGTTCTTTGCAGACCTAATTGCAGCAATGACTGGGCTAGACGAGAAAGCCGTGCTCATCCAGTATCAGCCTCAAGGCCAGCCCTCAAGCAAAATCGGGGAGGACGTAGCTTACGTGAAAGTCACTCCTGAACCCGACGAAAGAGGCCTTTACAAGAACCGAAAAAAGGTATATAATAGTGATAGTGAAACATACACTTTTTCACAGCAGTCGTCAAGGACCCTCACTCTGCACGTAGTCTTCTATGGTCCTCATTGTTATGAACTTTGCACTATGATGAATGAAAAGTTCTACTTCAATGACTATCAGGTTCAAATGCGGCAGAATTATCTCAGCATAGTACCGGATAGAACAAATGGACCTATTAGGCTTCCTGAACAGCACAATGGTCAGTGGTGGCAAAGGTGTGACATAGAGCTTCGGTTCTATAATACCGTAGCCATCGAAGAGACAGTAAGTACATTCAAAGAGTTCGATATAAGAACGGAGGTAAACTGATGTCCGTATCTCTCAATGTCATTGTTGACGTCAATGTGGAGGTTAGCAATCCTACCACAATTTCTTCTGACTTCAACCTTGGCCTGGTCATCGGCAATTCCACCGTCTTGACTGCGCAGAACAGAGTGAGGCTGTACTCCCGCGATACGTTCCAGACCAAGATGGTCTCTGACGGTTTCACTACTGCATCTCCTGAGTACAAGGCGGCAGTTGCCTACTTTGGCCAAAGCCCCGCCCCTGCAACTCTGGCTGTTGGTGTACAGCTGGCTGAGGAAACTACTCTCCAGGCCATCACGGCCTGCCGGGCATTCAACGAGAATGTCTATGCCATTAGCTTCGCAACGGAAATTCAGGATACCGACATCCCCGGTATTGCTGCTGCTGTTGAAGCCTTTGGTTCCCCCACCATTTTCTTCTACCAGACGAAGGATGAGAATTGCCTTGAGGCTGGTCAGACGAACGTGATGAAAACCCTCATGGAGTCCAGCTACAATCGCTCTTGCGGTTTTTACTCCACGCAAGCCAACTTCATCAATGGGCTTATGGGTGTTGTCTGTGGTCTCAACTCCATGCAGGCCAACTCGGCGTACACCCTGGCCTACAAGTCTGTCACTGGCTTTACTCCTGAGGCTGTCAATGACGTGCAGCTCTCTGCGCTGGCTTCCTACAATGGCAACGTGTACTGTCAGTTTGGCCGCCGGTACAACTTCGTGTACCCTGGCATTATGGCTGGTGGCTATCATGTTGATGAGCAGTTCCTCATCGATGCCATCTATTTCTTGGTCCAGCAGAACACGGTGGCTGGCCTGGTCTCTCGGAGAGTGGTTCCTCAGACCGAGTCTGGTGTGACTGATATCATTTCTTTCATCACCAACGGCTGTGAGACTCTTCGGGTCATGGGCTTCATTGCTACCGGCATTTGGACCGGAGGGGATGTGCTGGAGCTCACCTCTGGAGATGCTGTCCCTGGTGGATATCTCATTCAGGCTGGCTCTCTGGCTGAGCAGTCCGCTGAGGACCGTAAGGCCCGCAAGTCTCCTCCCATTTACGTTGCACTCAAAGCTGCTGGTGCTATTGAGCACGTGGTGGTCAGAGTGTACGTTAACCAGTAAGGAGGACAGAACATGGCTAACATTTACACGTATTCCTTCGAGGACACGTCCGTGACCATCCAGCATCCGGACCTCGGTGCGTACTCTGCGTATGGCACCGGTATCGGTACTCTTGCTGTTGCTTATGCCAACGACATCACCACCCACGATGTGGCTGCCGACTTGGCAGTTGTGGTTTCCAAGTCCGCCAAAAAGAACGGCACTGTTACATTTGAGATTCTTCAGTCCTCGGACTTCAATTCCTGGCTGAAGAAGTTCTACAATTATGTTGTCTCCGCTGCTCCCTCTCGGTTTGCTCTGGCGACCATCATCATCAAGAACAACTCCACGGGTGATACGTTCACCTGTACCGGCGTTTCTCCCCAGAAGGCAGCAGATGCCAATTACCAGTCTCAGTCTCAGAATAGGTCTTGGCCTATGATGGCTGCAAATATTGAGATGTCCTAACGGGCATAAAACAGAAAGGATTGAACAGTATGCAAATCCCTGACAACATCAAGAAGCGCGTCAATGAAGATTCCATCACCATCGAGGGTCGGACTTTCAAGCTTCATCGGTTTGACCCTCTGCTGGGCAACTACATCCTGGTGCAGCTCTTTACCATGACCCTGCCTTTCGGTATCGGGGACATGATTAAAGGGGCTATCGGCAAGGGAACTGAGAAGCTCCCCGCCAGCACCGACAGTAAGCCCATGGGCAAGGCGGAGTTCCTGGAGATGCAGAGGGATATTCTCTCCCATTGTACGGAGGTTCTTCCGGCTGGTGAAGCTCCTGTTGTCCGTGACAATGGAACCTACGGCATCACTGACTTCACCATGGGCATCGCGATGCAGCTGCTCATCTCGACAATCGCATTCAACTTCAACGATTTTTTCGGCGACGTCCTATCCGAAAGCGGGTCCACGGAGGAGTAGGCTTCGACCCATGCAACTACGAGAATGTAAATGCGAGGGTTTATCTGCCGGTAATAGCCGGCTTATGGAAGCAGCATGAGCTATGGGATGGGACCTACACGTTCCTTGACTGGTGTGATGCCGTTGAAATGATTGAGGTTAAGATTGAGAATGAGGCAAGGCAGGCAGACTATGTCAAGAGTGAGGTGAAAACGTAATGGCCGCCGAAGCCCTCAAGGAATACCTTGTCAAGTTAGGCTGGGATGTAGACAATCTTGGCCTGGCACAAGCGAACAGTAAAATTGATGGTTTCAAAAGCAAGGTAATGGGCATGGGGACCGGCATTGCGGGTAACTTCTTAAAGGCTGGTCTGGCTGTCTTCTCATTCATTGGTACCACAAACCTGGCAATGATGAAGCTGCTTGATAGCACTGCAAAGGCTGATTTGGCTGTTGAAAGGTTCGCTCGTAAGATGTGGACCACGGAGGAGAATGCACGGTCTTTCCTCACAGCCCTTGATGCCATGGATGCAAGCTATCAGGACATCTTCTACATGACCCCTGAGGAATACAATCGGTTCATGGACCTCAAAAACCTCGGTAGTGAGATTCAGGCACCGAAAGGACTTCAGGATGGTCTGAAGCTGGTTCGTGATATTGGTCATGAGTTCAATCGTCTCAAGGTAATCGTCAACTATGCTACTCAGTGGGTGTCTTATTATCTGACCAAGTATCTGGGGAAGGACCTGACTAACATCAGGGATGGCTTCAGAAGCTTTAACGATTGGCTTATTGCCAAGATACCAACTGCAACTGAAAAGATAGCAAAGTTCTTCACAATCATGTTTAAGTTAGGAAAGGCAGTAGTACAGACAATAGGGAACTTGATAGACATATTCAAGAGGTTCTGGGATTCCCTCTCGTCAGGGGCAAAGAAAACTGGAGGCGTGATTGCTGGGTTTGTTGCTCTGTTGGCTATGGGACCAATTGGATGGTTCATTGCAGGACTGCTTACAATACTTGCTCTGCTTGATGACTTCTACACATGGCAGCGAGGCGGCAAGTCTGCTTTCGGAGACACATGGGAGAAGCTAACAAGCGGGTTCGGCAATATCGATATGAGTGGCCTGGATGACCTTAGCACGAAGTTTAATACTTTGCTCGAGACAATCGGGAAAGTTGGCGGAGTGTTGTGGGACCTTGGTGGTGACCTTATAGACTTCCTTGACGATATTGGATTCTTCAATGAAGCATGGAAGATTCTAACAGGTACGCTCGAGGCAGTAGTGGATGTTCTGCAGACCATTGCTGACCTGGTGCTTCTCATCACAGGCAATTTTGACAAAATGAGCGAAAATTCCATCTTTAGGAAAATTATAAAGTTCGACGAGAATGGTGATGTTAGCTGGGGGAAGACCGTTGCCAACACTGGCATGGGAATCCTGGATGGTATCAATGGCCTTTGGAATACGATTTTTGGGGCTGAACCTGGTGATTGGTATTATGCAATGCCATGGTCTGATGCATTTGGGTATGACTACGGAACTTCTACTGAAACTGCTGTTAGAAGCGGTGGCTTCGGAGGCAATAGAACTGGTGGTGGCTTCGGAGGTTCTTTTGGTGCTGGCCGTACATTCAACCAGACAAACAACATCAATGTTACTGCTGCTCCTGGTGAGTCTGCTGAAGGAACTGCGCAAAAAACTTCAAGGGCTATCATCAAGCAGCGTAACCAATACGACCCGTTCAAGTAGTAGAAAGGAGGACCGGTTATGGCTGATGGCTATCTTGCAAGGTCTGCAACGAACACGGATGGCATGACTCTTGAGGCTATGCTATACTGCAAGACAAACATAGCCGGTTACTTTTTCGATGGTTTCATGGACATCGATGTGGCCTCCGAGTTGGAGGTAACTGAGAACCCTGTCGAAACTGGGACCGCTATTGCAGACCATTCATATGTCAAACCGACTGAAATCACCATGCAGGTGATTATGAGCGATGTTCATCAGTCGCTTGTTCCTGGCCAGTTTACTGGTGGATGGAGTAGGTCGGTTACGGCATACAAGATACTCAAGGAAATCCAAACGAAGCGAATTCCAATTGCAGTTCTTTGTAGACTCGGTCTGTTCGAGAACATGGTGATTCGGAGGTTGCAGGCTAATGACACGGCTGATACATACCAAGCTTTGAGTGCAACGGTAACTCTTGTTGAATTGCCGATTGCAAGAGTTAAAACGGTTGAAATCAGCCTTGCTAGCCAGACAACCATTAACACTGAGATGGGCAAGCTTCAAGCTGTAGACACAACTGACAAGGAAGATGAATCCATTCTTTACATGCTTGGGTTCGGAGCGGGGGCGAATCAGTAATGTACAAAATACCTCTTACGAACTCCCCGAACCAGACCTTTAGCACAACTGTTCCGGTTAATGGGGAGAACAAGGATTTTACTTTCGTATTGAACTACAATGAGCAAGCACAGTACTGGTCGATGACGCTGGTTGACTCTTTGACGAATGAGATTCTGTTTTCACAGCTGCCCATGCTGTTCTCGTTCTTTGAGTTTGCCAACATGATAACTCAGCTTTCTTACAAGCAGATTGGTTCCATCTACATCTGTCCAATTCAGGAAACGCAGAGCTCGGCACCGAACGATAAGGACATCGGCCAGAAGTACATCTTAGTCTGGGGTGATAACGAATGAGAGCCTATCCTTTTTTGGGCAAGTTCGTAGTCACCAGCCTGTTCGGAGTGAGAGGCCAGATTAAGACAAGCGAGGGATATGCCAGTAGGAACCACAAAGGCATAGACGTTGTCGGCCAGGGAGACATAAACGTAGTTGCCTGCGAGGGAGGTATTGTCAAAAGAGCTCAGTATGGCAGCGGAGTGGGCAACTACGTTTGGGTCGCAACAGACAGTGGCTACGGCACAATTTACCAGCACTTGAAGTCCATTTCTGTTAAGGTGGGAGACCGAGTAACCTGCAAGCAAAAGCTTGGGGTGATGGGGAACACCGGAAACAGCAGTGGACCTCACCTGCACTTTGGGGTTGCAACCAACTCTGAGTTCAGAAGTTATAACGACAATGACTGGGTCAACCCGGCTATCTGGTGGGGCATCAATAATCCGGGGACCATCAAGGGAAAGACATTCAATGGAAACGGCTATATCTCTGGAAATCCTTCTGGAGTGACTCCTGAGAATAATAATGACCAATCCGTCACTGTTGAGAATTCCAGCAGCTTGAGTGGAGGGTATCTCGACTCTCTGGTGCCATCTGGTGAGTTTTATGAGGTTACCGACATGGTTGGGACGCTTGGCGACTGGCTGTATGGACGAAGGTATAGAATCCTCGTAGACATAGGCGGAGGGAAGGCCTTCGATGTGTCAGAGCTACGGTGCTCTTTTGAGATTGTAAAGACTGCCTATCTGGAGGCCAACCAGAGCATTCTTTCAATTTACAACCTGAACCCTGAGGACGAGAACAAACTCATCAAGCAGGGACAGAGAATCATCATAGAGGCAGGTTATCAAGGCAGCCAGTACGGATTGATTTTCTCAGGTAACGTGATACAGCCATTGAGGTCTAAGGAAAACGGAGTGGACTACCTGCTGACATTGGTATCGATGGATGCTGATAGGTACGCAACATACGGGTTGGTAGGAGTTTCTCTTGTTGCTCAGCAGACTTCAAGGGATGCAATACAGGCACTAATGACAAAGTCCTCTCAGGAGATTGGAGCAGGCTTCTTGACAAACACGAACATTGTGTACCCGAGAGGCAAGGTCATGTTCGGCATGTCTAAGAACTACCTGGCTCAGATTGCTAGAAGTGAGAATGCAACCTACTACACAGAGGATGGCAAGGTGAACATCATCTCAGCCGCTGACGTGAAGAAAGGACAGATTCTTGACTTTGGTCCTCAGACCGGTTTGATTGGAACACCGACGCAGACCGAGATGGGTATCGAGTGCACAGTGCTTTTGAACCCGCAGGTTCATATCAATACTCTGTTTCACATCGACAATAAGAGAGTCACAAACTACCGGTACACTCCTGGGCAACCTGTTCGGTCCTTGGATTCACAAGGTATTTACCGTGTAATCAAGCTGACCCATGTCGGAGATACAAGGACCAACGAGTGGTTTACGAAGATTGAGGCTATCAGCCAAGCGGGCCTACTGCCTGGAATGATGGCAGGAAGCAGTATCTATGCTTGGTAAAAACTTCAAAAACTTTTCAAAAAGGTATGTACATTCGGAAGCTTTTGTGGTATAATTATATCAAGATAAAGGAAAGCACAAAGCCAGCCGGAAATACAGGAGGAAAAGAAAATGTTTGATAAGTACATCGAGAAAGTCATCCGTGACCACTGTAAGGAATGCGGCTACCTGGCAGACTTGAAAGCCATTAAGCTGCTCAGAATGAAGTACCGTGAAACTGTTGACTGCTATGAAGGCATCACTCTTGTCAAGTACGACGTTCTCTGCTCCTGCAAGAAGATTCAGGAAGGCAAGAACAGAGTCAAGTTCCAGGTCAACATTTACGACAATCCCGATGGAACCAAGATAAACACGGTTGGCATCTACTTTGATGGCATGATGTACGACTTCGAAGTTAAGTGAAAGGAGTGGCGTGATTGCTCGGTATCAGCGAGCTATATGGCGGGGAAGAGCAAGTAATCCAACGGTTGATAAACAACATCGGCTTTGGGATTCACGTTGCTCTTCCCGCTGTGGTTCAGAGTTACAATGCTCAGGCTCAGACGGTTGAATGTCAGCCGACAATCCGTGAACGGGTAATCCAACCTGACGGCGAGATAACCTACATGGAATACCCTTTGCTGGTAAATGTGCCGGTTGCATTCCCTCAGGCAGGAGCTTATTCAATAACTTTTCCTGTTAGCAAGGGAGACGAGTGCATAGTGCTTTTCTCCGACCTATCCATAGACAACTGGTGGAAGTATGGTAATGTGCAGAATCCGGTTGAACAGAGAAGGCATGACCTCTCTGATGGGATGGCAATAATGGGAGTCAAAAATCAGGCAAAGCTTCAGGCAGAACGAGACAATGGAACTGCTCCTCCTACTGGAGAGCTTGCTATCTACAACTCAGTCAATGGGGTAGGCATTACAGTAGGAACAAGGGATGGGTCAATAGCGGCTATGGTAACTCGTAGCTATGAGGGGCCTCCTCCTTACACTGAGACCACACTTGAAAAGTACACGTTCAGTCAAATCATCAAAAGACTGTGGCCTTAGGAGGTGTCAATGTTGAAGTATCGTATGCTTGACAATGACGGCGACTATTCTTTCGGTAACAATGACCAAGACTATACTTCAGGCATTGATGCTATTGCTCAGGCAGTCCAAACAAAAGTGCTTCTTTTCTATGGTGAGTGGTGGGAAAACATTGGAATCGGAATCCCGATGTTCCAGTCCATCATTGGCCAGATGAACCCGGAGGCATTAAAAACAAGTGCTTCCCTCCTGATAACACAACGAATCATGGAACTGCCTGAGGTAATTTCTGTTGATGATGTTGAGATAACCAGGGCAGGAAGGACACTCAATTTCAAAATTAGCATCAATACTGATGAAGGACAGACAACTGTGGAGGTGGCAGCCTAATGGCATATTTCACTCCATTCATTGATGAGACAGGCCTCCACATTCCGACATATACGGACATACGGGATGAGCTAATCTCAAAGATGAAGACCATTTTCGGGGATGATATTTACATTGATCCCGATTCAATGGACTACCAGCAGGTATCAATCTTTGCAAGGAAGATTTACGATACGAACTGCCTGGCTCAGCTGGTCTACAACAACCGAACTCCCATAACGGCAATCGGGGTTGGACTTGACAATGACGTGGTTTACGCAGGCATCAAGAGAAAGCCGGCTACAAACTCCATTGTTCAGTTGACAATTTCTGGTGATGCTGGTACGGTAATCAATAAGGGAGAGGCTAGCGATGGAACGAATAGCTGGGTGCTTCCGGATGTGGTAACTATTCCGGACAATGGCATTATCACTGTTCAGGCAACTTCCAAAGAGCCTGGCAATATCGGAGCTCTTCCAAATACAATCAATAAGGTAGTCACTCCGGTCTATGGCTGGTTGAGTGTCATAAACAACACGGCAGCACAGCCTGGGACCAACATCGAGACTGATGCTTCTCTGAGAGGGCGGTTTGCTATGGGAACACGGCAACCGTCTCAAACCGTCTTTGAGGCCATGTGGGCGTCCATCGAGTCCATCGATGAAGTCACGAGGGTCAGAGGCTACGAGAACGACACGGGTACTACAAGCACAGGAACACAGCCACCTGGGGTACCGGCAAATCTTCCTCCGCATTCGGTAACCTTTGTTGTAGAGGGCGGTGATGAAACTCAGGTGGCAACCGAGATTTGGAACAAGAAAGCTCCTGGGTGCTATACAAATGGAACAACTGAAGTTCAGCTTGTCTCGGTAACTGGCAACGTGTTCACCATTCGTTACTACAAGCCGACATACAAGCAGGTATACGTGAAAGTCTCTCTGATGAAGCTGGCTGGCTATAATGATGAGTACGTGAACAAAATCAAGCAGGCTATTTCTGAGTACATCTTGGGAATGCAGCTGGCTGAGAATGTGTACAGGTCAATCATTTGGTCGGTGGCTACTTCGGCTATGGACAGTATCAAGAATCCTGCTTATTCGGTCACTGACATTCAGTTCTCAACCAACGGCACAAGCTTTAGTCCGGCAGACGTGGTTCAAAACTTCTGGGAAGCCGCTAACACGACTGTGGACATGGTGACAGTGGAGGTATCGTGATGGCAGATTCTAACGAGTCCTACCTGCAATTGATAACCTCCCAGTATGCTATGAAGCCGAAGTTCAATGCAATGGTTCAGGCATACCTCAAAGATCGG